CTCTTGCTTCTTCTGGAGCACTCCACAATATTAATATTCTTTACGAGTTTGAAACTGGAGAAACTGCTAAAGATGGTGAAACCAGAAGAGATTTAGATTTTTTGCGACTGAATAACGCACTATCAAGAACCACTTCCTAAACTGTCTACCACCTCTTCACCGGGGTGGTTTTTTATTGTATAATGACTTTGTAATCAACCAACATTATGAGTTCTAGTGATCGTCTTCGAGAGACACATAAAAAAATTGGTGGAGGGAAAGCAATCTTCAATGAGGATGCAAAGACTCTTGAGGGTAAACTGTCTGATACGGTTCAAGAAGTAATCAATTATCTTCATAGTGTGTTTCCTGAAGTTAAGTTTAGTTGGGTTAAGAAACTTGAGAAGAGAAAAATTGCAGAGAACATTGGCAAACCTGATTGGATACCATGCTCTAAGAACCCGTACATTCTTCCTGACGGTGGTATTGTTTATGCAGAAATCTCAGGTAAAGAATATCCAATTCTAATTTCAGAAGCAAAGAAACAAGGAACAAATGATAAACTTTTGGAAGAAGGAAAGAAAAAGCAAGCTAAAGGTAATGCTATTGAACGTGCAGTAAAGAATCATTCTGAGATTAGTTTGTACTGCCGTCCATATAGTTACTATCCTTATGTTGTGTTTGCTTCTGGGTGTGACTTTGAAGAGACATCATCTATCAATGATCGTCTTGACTCCATGACTGAGTATGAACCTAGAAACCAAGAGTATGTTTTCCATAAAGATCAACTTGCTACTATTTGGATTCGCGAACAGCACTGGACAAGTCAAGAGATCTATGATAAACTAAAGAGTACAGCAGAAAAAATTGTTCATCATATCAAAGCGAAACAAATCCTATGAGCAGTAATAAAGGCAAGAACTTCAGCGCCAATAACGCTACTGGGAAACGAAAAAAGTCAGACTTTTATGAGACACCATACAGCATCACAAGAAAGTTTTTAGGTGTTGAAGAGTTTGATTATAATTTAACTATTTGTGAACCTGCTTGTGGTTCTGGTGCGATTGTAAAAGTTCTCGCAGAGAAAACTGATAACATTATTGCTTACGATATTGAGAAAAACTTTCTCACAGAAACAAAGCAGTATGATTATATCATTACGAACCCACCATTTTCTATTGCTCAAGAGTTTATTTTACAAGCTAAGCGAGTAGCAAAGAAAAAGTTTGCTTTTCTTCTGCCACTTTCATATCTTCATGGTAAAAAAAGATATGATGAAATCTATTGTGATAGAGACTATGCTCTTAAAAAGTTATATGTCTACACAAGATATCCTATGCTTGGAGAATCATTGAGGGATGATGGAAAATATAATACCGGGATGATGGTTTATGCTTGGTTTGTGTTTGAAAAAGATTACCAGGGATCTCCCACGATTGATTGGATAGATAATAATGAAGATGTATTATCCAAGAAAGATAAAATAATTGGTAAAGGTAAACTTATTTTCAAAGATAACTAGCAGTGTAAATAGAATCATAATTGCAGGTAATACATATTTTAAGAAACAAAATGAACATTAAAATCTATACCAAACCAGGGTGCAAATATTGCATACAAATTAAAGAACTTATGTTACGTGCTGGGTTCGACTACGAAGAAGTATTTGTTACTACTGATACTCTTCGCGAAGAGTTTTATTCTGCTTACCCCAGTGCAAAAACTTATCCGTATGTTATAATTGATGGAGAACCAGTTGGAGGATTAGTCGAGACTGCAAAGTTATTCATTAGAAAAAAATTAGTTTCATCTAAATGAATAACTTTGATAAGGAATCTAAAATAAATAAAGGCATAGAGCTTATGCTCAGGAGAGAAAAAACGGCATCAGAAAAACGTGGTGCAATCATGGAACACACATTTAACTTCCTGAAGCGTAAGTTTCAAATCAAGTTTGAGTTTACCTGGGAGGTTCCTAATAACTAAGGAGTAGTCCCCAAGATGCAAACGTCAGTCATTCTTTTTTTCTCAGGTGTATTTGTCTTTCTGTCAATGGTTGTAGGTATCATCGCAGGATGGCACATCAATGATGTGGTCTATAATTTAATTGCTAATAAAAATGAAATCTCACATCCAGAAATGTATGATGAAAATGGAATCTGGATCAATGAAGAACTATTATCTGTAAAATTCGTCAAGGAGGAAGAAGAAGAGGATGATTATTATTGACATGAATCAGATTATGATTAGTAATCTGATGGCACAGTTGAAAAGTGATCGATTAAATGAGAAACTTGTTAGACATATGGTTCTCAATTCGTTACGCTCTTATGAACAAAAGTATGGAGAGAAGTATGGCGAGATGGTTCTCGCCTATGACTCTAAACAATATTGGAGAAAGCAAGTCTTTCCATACTACAAACAAAATAGAAAGAAAGATCGACAGAGATCTGGTCACGACTGGTCATCAATCTTTGAGGTCTTGAATAAGATCCGAGATGAGATCAAGGAACACTTTCCATACAAAGTAGTAGAAGTTCTTGGCGCAGAGGCAGATGATGTTATCTCTACCCTGTGTAAAAACAAAGGTCCGAAAGAACTAATACTAATCTTATCAGGCGACAAAGACTTTATCCAATTACACAAGTATCCTGGAGTCAATCAATACAATCCTATTGCTAAAAAGAATATGGGTTTTGATGACCCACATTTATTCATTAAAGAACACATCATCAAAGGAGATAAGTCGGATGGTATTCCAAACTTCTTGTCAGCTGACGATTGTTTTGTAAAGGGAGAACGTCAACGTCCAATTAGTCAGAAAAATCTTTCTAAATGGGTTGATATGGAACCCTCAAAGTTTTGTGTAAATGAAACTCAACTCGCAAACTATCATCGCAACCGTATGTTAATTGACTTTGATTATGTACCTGAAGAAATCGAGAAACAAATTCTTGATGAGTTCAACTCGCTAAATACTGATGGGAAACAAGTTCCATTGGAATACTTTCAGCAGCATCAATTGAATGATCTGATGCAAGAATATTTCTTTCGTAGTTCAACACCTTTTAAAAAATGAAATTGTTAATTTCTGAAGTGCTCCAAAAAGTGAGCAACGCTAAAACAAAAACGCAGAAGGTCCAACTTCTGCAGCAACACAATACGAATGCTTTGCGTTCTATCTTGATTGCAAACTATGATGAGAGTATCATCTCTATGATCCCTGAAGGTGATGTTCCCTTCACTCCTAATGATGCTCCCAAAGGCACTGATCACAGCGTCCTGGAGAAGGAATACCGTCGCTTATATCTGTTCTTCAAAGGTGGCAACAGTGGACTGAAGCAGATATCGCGTGAGAACCTCTTCATTCAACTGCTAGAGGGTCTGTGTGAGGAGGAAGCACAACTTCTGGTCCTTATCAAGGACAAGGCACTGCAGAAGAAATACAAGATCACTCGTGCTTGTGTCGAAGAAGCATTCCCTGGAATTCAATGGGGAGCTCGTTCCTGATGGGTAAAGGATGTAAGATTCTTCATCAAGATTGTGATCCAAGCTTGGGTCAAGATAGATCTCTTCCCTACAATAGTTTCTTGATTGAATATAGTGTGGAAGGTTTATCTAAGTTTGATATTGCTTCTGGAGCTGGTAAAGTAGATATTTTTGATGACTATTGGGATAAATATCATGGTAATTTTATTAACATGACCCCAACAGAGGGTAGAGTTAATCCTAAGAATTGGAATCCGCCAAAGAAATCATGAGCATTACAGGTCAGGCATGTAGTACACAAAATACTTTTTGTATTCAGTATTGGAAAATTGGCGATGCTGCAAACTCAAAAGTAATGCGCCGCGTTAATTCTAATGGTGTTGTGGTGTCTGCTAAAACTTATGAAGAAGTATTTTTCTACACTGACCTTCGCGAATCCATGATAGATGCCAGATGGTTTCAAGATAATGGATACGATATTAAAATCCGTAAATGTAATAAGGGAAGAAACAATTCATTCTGGTTGATCTAATGGGTGATCACTACTTACTTAATTTGTATGGATGCAACTCATACAAACTGAACGATGAAAAATTAATTAAAAAACTTTTGCATGATGCGGCATACTGTGCTAAAATGACAGTGCTCAACACAATGACCCATAAGTTTTATCCTCAGGGTGTCACTGGTATTGTCATGCTTGCTGAAAGTCACATTAGTATTCATACGTGGCCGGAGGAAGGTAAGGCAGCAGTAGATGTCTACACCTGTGGATCAAATCAAGCGCCTTTAGCATGTAGTGTTATTCGTGTGCAGTTGGAAGCAACTGGATATACTATAGAGCATATTAAAAGATAATTAATTGTATTATATGTTACCGGTTGACAGCAATAAATAGTTATGGTATAATTACCATACGTTCATCCCACTAGGGACGCAAGTAAGTCGCGGAACGGAGCCGTTCATCCCATGCTAGAACTATTATTCTATACATCACTCACCTGCCAACAAGCTGATACAATCATGCTGAGAATGAAAGCAAATGAGAATATCTCAAATGCTTTTAAGGTAGAGTTGATTGAGGTCATGAAGGAATCAACACCTGAGTGTATATGGGACGCACACGACTGAAGGAACGGGGATTAAAAACCCTAACTTCAGGAGACTGACAATGAACACACTAAACATGATCAGAAAGCAGATCAACAAAGCATCTGCTCTTCACGACGCTCAGATTACTCACGCTGCTTATCGTGGTGTTGAGTATAATACACGTTGTGTAGAATCAAAGGAAACCCATGGCACATTCTGCTATCGTGGTAAACTTTACACCAAGTGATTAACTTACTTATTGAGAGGGGTTGCGACCCCTCTTTTTTTATGCTAAACTGTGTGAGTTGCACGAACAGATAATGTATGAAGAACTAAACTCATTTGAAGAAGCACTGAAACACTTTGGTACTAGAGTTGAATACACCATTGCCATGGAAATGTCAAGACGTATCACTCCTGAAGATGCTTATCAAATGATCAAGGATGAACTCAAAGAAGTAAAAAAGTGTCGTAAACTATTCAAACAGGAGCAAGATTAATGTCACAACCACGCCAGAAAGATCCATCCGATCCACTCTATGATGCCAATGATAAGTGGAATGAATACAAGGTAGACTTCCATGCTAATGAAAAACACTCAGATGATGAGTGGGATTCAAAGACAGAAGGTAAGATTGCTGATCCAAAGAATCGTCACCAAGATAAAGTTCTAGATAAGTTCTGTGATGATCACCCTGGTTCGCCCATGTGTAAAGTATTTGATGAGTAACTACTCATAACAGAAGCAAGTAAACAATTCAAATTAAATGACTAACATGGATGTTAAATTAGTATCTGTAACACCAGATGCAGAAGCGAACATGGGTTATGTTGCTCGCGTAAGTAATCCCAACAACCAAGACAACCCTAAGATTGCTGGACTACTTAAGTATTGTATTAAACATGGACACTGGAGCGTCTTTGAGCAGGCACACATGACTCTAGAGATAAATACTTCTCGTGGAATCGCAGCTCAGATTCTACGTCATCGTTCGTTTACTTTCCAGGAGTTTTCTCAACGCTATGCAGACACAAATCTCCTTAGTCAAGAGATACCTGTCCCAGATCTTCGATCTCAAGATCACAAGAATAGACAGAACTCAGTGGATGATATCAGCCCCGAGAAGAAACTTGTATTACAAGGGACGATTGCTCGACATTTTTCCGAGAGTCTTGATATCTATAACGAGCTTCTGCGTCAAGGGGTTGCTAAAGAGTGCGCCCGTTTTGTTCTTCCTCTTGCTGTTGGCACTCGCATCTATATGACAGGATCATGTCGTTCATGGTTGCATTATATATCTTTGCGATCTGGACATGGTACACAAAAAGAACACATGGACATTGCGGAAGCATGTAAAAATATTTTCCGTGAACAATTTCCTATCGTATCCGAAGCAATGGAGTGGAACTAATGCCTACTTACCCTGTGATAAATAAATCTACTGGAGAAACTAAAGAACTCCACATGACCATGAAAGATTATTGTACCTGGAAGGATGAGAATCCTGAATGGGATAAAGATTGGTCAGAAGGTTGTGCTGGTATCGGAGAAGTCGGAGACTGGCGTAACAAAATGAACAAGACGCACCCTGGATGGAGTGAACACATGAATAAGATGGCAAAGATGCCTGGATCGCAGGTGGAGTGGTAACCTATGGCTAGAGCAAGAAAGAAGATACAACCAGACATCAATGGCATGACTGCCAAACAGATGAAGAGAAAGAAACCAATTAATTCTGACTATCTTCTGAACATTGAACCACTGACAGACAATCAGCGTATAATGTTTGAGCAGTATGGTGCAGGTAAAAACATTTATGCATCTGGTTGTGCTGGTACAGGTAAGACTTTCGTAGCTCTTTTCTTAGCATTGAAAGATGTGCTAGATGAATACACACCATACGAAAAAGTTTACATCGTTCGTTCACTGGTTGCTACGAGAGAGATTGGTTTTCTTCCTGGCACACATGAAGATAAAGCATCTCTTTATCAGATACCATATAAAAATATGGTACAGAGAATGTTTGAGATGCCAGACGATGCTTCTTTCGAGATGCTTTATGAGAACTTGAAGGCACAAGAAACTGTGTCATTCTGGTCTACATCATTCCTTCGTGGTACTACACTAGACAATTCTATTGTTATCATTGATGAGTGTCAGAACTTGAACTTCCATGAACTTGATTCGATCATGACACGTTGTGGTCAAGATACAAAGATCATGTTCTGTGGTGACTCTAATCAGTCTGACCTACAGAAGACCAATGAGAAGACAGGTATCTTAGACTTCCAGAAAATTATTGCGAACATGGAAGAAGATTTTTCTATGATTGAATATAATATTGAAGACATCGTTCGTTCTGGTCTTGTCAAGAACTATCTAATTGCTAAACTAAACTTGGGATTTTAATGCACAATCGAATGATGGGTTCTTCCCACACTTTTAATCATGTTGGGTTAGATCCCATCGAGATGAATGCTGAAATGATTGATGGGAAAAGATACTACCTCACTCCTAGTGGGAATCAGTATCCATCTATCACGACAGTGATTGGAAACAATGCTAAGAAGCAAGCAGGTCTTGCTAAGTGGCGTAAGAGAGTTGGTCAAAAAGCAGCACAAGCAAAGTCTAGTCGTGCTTCAGGTAGAGGTACTCGTTATCACAAACTAGTAGAAGACTACATTAACAATGAGTTGGACACTACAAAGTATAAAGACATGCCTCTCCCTTGGTTAATGTTTCACGCCAGCAAGGATGTTTTAGGTAAGATAAATAAAGTATACCTACAAGAAGCAGCGTTATATTCTGATTTCCTTAAAGTTGCTGGTCGTGTTGACTGCATCGCAGAATATGAAGGAGAACTCGCCATTATTGATTTCAAAACTTCTGCTGAACCAAAAAAAGAAGCATGGTTGTATGATTATTATGTGCAAGAGACTGCTTATGCATGTTGCTTGCAAGAGTTGTACAATATTACAGTTAAGAAACTAGTGACGATTGTTGCTTGTGAGAATAGTGATGTTCAAGTTTCAGTAGTTACTCCCAAGAAAGAATACTTCTTGAGACTTCAAGAGTACATCACCGAATACCAAGAAAAACATGGCAGATAATCTGGAGGATAAATTTATGACCGCTGCGAGATTTTCGCAGGATGTTGAGAAACTAGTGTTGAATAATTCTGATATGAACTATATTGATGCTATCATACATTACTGTGAAATTAATGAGATTGAAATTGATTCCGTATCTAAATTAGTAAGCAAACCTCTCAAGGAAAAACTTAAGTTCGATGCACAACAACTTAATTTTATGAAGAAAACAAGTAGAGCTAAATTAATGTTGCTATGAGTGATTTTTTTAAAACCGAAATGGTTAGAGGAGACATTCAAGAGATGTCTGACTTGCAGCAATATTGTATGCGAGCAATGATGTCGTTCCCTGCATTGTCTCCAGAGAAACAACTAGAATATTTTGAAGTTCTTTCTACTCTTATCGAGAAGCAAAAGATTTTCTTTACAAGATTACAACTGTCTGATGATGAGGAAGCAAAAGATATGCTTCAGTCTATGAAAGATGGTGCCGTCCTCTTAGGTGCTGAACCTGGAGATAATTTAATGGAGATGTTTGATAATCTCTTAGAGAAGGTAGAGAAGATGAAAGTAGAAGCACAGCGTCGTATAGACGCATAGTAAAGTAGTATAAGGGGTTGCCACCAACCCTAACCCCTGCTATAATAATCATGTTGGGCAGCACAGTACTGAGCGTAAGACCCAACGCAAATCATATCTAACAAATCTAACATGTCATTTTCAGATCTAAAGCGCAAGTCGCAAGCAAACTTTGATTTCCTCCAGAAGGAACTCACTAAATCTAGCACTGAAGGCGGTGCAGATGAACGCTTGTGGAAACCAGAACTTGATGCTTCAGGTAACGGTTATGCAGTGCTCCGTTTCTTGCCTGCACCTGATGGAGAAGCACTCCCTTGGGCAAAAGTATACTCCCATGCCTTCCAAGGTCCTGGTGGGTGGTTGATTGATAATTGTCTCACTACCAACGGTGACAAGTGTCCCGTCTGTGCTCACAACAATGGTTTGTGGAACAGTGGTGTTGAGTCTGATAAAGAGATTGCTCGTAAGCAGAAGCGCAAACTCTCCTACTACAGCAACGTCTATGTTGTAAAGGATCCTAAGCACCCTGATAACGAAGGCAAAGTCTTCCTCTATAAGTTTGGTAAGAAGATCCACGACAAGATCCTTGCTTCCATGCAACCTGAGTTTCAAGACGAGACACCAGTCAACGTCTTTGATTTCTGGGAAGGTGCTAACTTCAAGTTGAAGATCAAGACTGTTGCTGGTTACTGGAACTACGATTCAGCTGAGTTTGATTCTCCTTCTGCACTGAGTGCTGATGATGAAGAGATGGAATCACTTTGGAAGCAAGCATACTCACTCGAAGCATTCACTAATGCTTCCGAGTTCAAGTCTTATGATGCTCTTGAAGATCGTTTGAATGGTGTCCTTGGTCTTCGCAAAGCAGCAGTTTCTGCTCCTAGTTTCGAGAGCGAAGAGTATGATCCTGCTCCTGTTGGTGGTGGGTTCAACGATCCAGACATCACTAGAACCAGCACTGTAACTAGTTCATCACCGTTCTTGGCAAAGTCTGAAGACGATGATGCTCTGTCATACTTTGCTAGTCTTGCTGCAGACGATTGATTAAGTTTCTCTGGAAAGGTCTGAATCATCCAGTTACTTATGTAAACCTTTCGTTTATTGGGATGTTGCTGGTGATTCAGGTTGTTCATACTAAAGCACATATTACTTTAGAATCAGACGTTCATGGTCATGCTCACAGAGTATTAAAAAAGAATCCAGAACTAGCAACATCTGCTTGCTACAAAATGGGTTTTTCAAAATGATGAATGGGGGAAAATTTTTCCCCCATTTTTTTGTCTAAAAAAGTTGATCAAACTCCAGTCTTCTTCAGTTTGCTAGAGATAAAGTCTGTTGAATCTTTATACTTGTTCGCCTGTCTAAACTGGTCGATAAAACCATCGATGTAAGTGTCTTTGAGGATGAAGATTTCTCTAGATTTCTCTTGCTGTTCTTCTTCCCATTCAAATATAGTAACTGGTCTGCATAGACTATTACCATTAACAGAAGTTATTAATTGTGTTCCAGAGTCGTAGAATTTTTTAGAACCATTATAGAATGCTTCATCTACAATCAGTCCTGCTTTTTGAATGATTACATCAGCAGAATCTTTTTGTTCAAAAGTTTTATAGTGTTTGATAGTTCCATATGGATCATCATATTTTCCTTCGATATACTTTCTGAAAGTAAGAGAATCTAATGGCCAATCGAACAATGGATTTACAATATTATTTGTCAGTAGAATAATCCAGTCGTAGTTTGGATTGTCATACATTAGATTAGCAACTTGCCATGGTTTTTCAAAGTCTCCTAATTGATACTGTTTGAAAAAGACAGCATACTGCTGGAACTCATCTGATAATTTAAACCTACGAAAGAAATTTTTTGCTACAACATAATCAGGTTCCGAGAAAGGATAACTGATAGGTTTAGTATCATATTTAATATTTGGTAGGTATTGAAAATATGGCATTAGTAAGAAGCTCCTCCGTATGAAATTTCGTTGCTGTATACAAGTTTAGTCTCAGTAAATTCGAGAGATAAACCAGTTGCTACAGGAGAACCATCACTATATGTAGAATATTGACCGTCTGGTGTGTATGTAATCCTAACTCCTTTAATTGCACATGGTTTAAACTGAGTCAAGTATGGATGTAATGATCCTCCTTTCATAAATTCTACAATACAAATGTTAGGAACACCAATGTAGTTTCTATTGTTGTTAAATTCTGATCCTTTGTTTGTTTGTTTTTTCAGCGCATTTTTTATTGTATTATTAGGAGACACTCCAAAATTAGGAAGAGATGCACGTTTAAATGTTGTGCAGATGTCACGTATCATTATTGCTTCAGGCTTGGAACGAGGTGCCATCTTGAAATTCAATCCAAAGTTTCTCAAATCAAACCCAGAGAACATTAGTTCTGTGTTTGGATTTAAGATTACTCCACCGACTCCACCAAGAACATCATTAGCAGTAACTGATCCACCAATTTTACCAGGCAAGGCATTCATTCCAGCAGCAATTCCGCTAGCAACTAGTGCTTCACCTCTACCCATTGCATTGCCCATATTTTGCAAAGTGGTTTTAACGCTAGCAGCAAATCCTTCACTATTCAAAAGTGTTCCTGCCTGACGCATTATGTCTGAACCAGTATTAGTAAAACCTTTGCCTCCCCAGTTAGCACCATAAGATGCACCAATATCCTCTGGCATATACATAAGAATATTTGGTAGACCAGCACTTTCAAAATCAGCAATGCTATTATTATAGATGTTTAGTGCTTCACCACTCTCTAATGCTCTGGTTTCTTTGCCATCTTTGTCAACGAGGTTGCCATCTTTTAAAGCAGCAAAGGGAGGATTGTATTTAACAAATCTAAATTTTACATAGTCCGTATGATCATAGTAGACTTTGTTTTGTGGATAAGATAATCTTTCAGTAGGAGTTTTCCCACGACTGCTTGTGAAACCATACGTTACTCTTGGTTCTTTTTTTTCTGCTTTATCTGCAGCAGCATCAGATGTTTGTGCTGCTGCTGCACTTGATCCAATATCAGCAGCAGCATTAACACCTTCTGGCGTGAGTGGTGTGCCATCCTCAATATTAACTGCAGTTGTCATTACTTCACCATCTCCTTATCTGATTGTTTACCATAACCTTTGATTACTCTGCTACCTTTGATCTTATCATAGTAAGTCTCATTAGTTTCTTCCCAAACAAGTTCCTTATCATAAGGGAACTGAGTGGAACCAATATTTCTTACAAAGTCTTCAGTTGGTAATAGTATAGCGGTGTCCCATTCATCGGCAGCAAGATCTAGGAGGAGACCATCAACATGATTCTGTAGATATTTATGAAAACATACCTTAGGAATATCAATCCTACCTTTCATAAGTTTTTGTACTATCTGGATTCTCTTCTTTGGATTCATGTAGTGTAGGTTTGCTCCAAAGAATTCTGTTGGTGATGCCTTGACGACATACACTAGAGGATTCTTGTCATAGTAAGGAAGATACTTCATCTTCGCTGTGTATTCAAACATAAACAAGTGTCCTTCCTTCGTGAAGCGGCGAAGGATATTCTCATCTTCATTAGTCTTTCGTTCATCTCGTATGAACTTACTTAAATCAGTTTTGTAACTTGATGCTGCTTGCTTTACTGCAGATCTATACCATGTGAGAGATTTCTTCTCTCCTCCTGCTGCATTAGATACTTTTTCAAACAGTGTGTTGGTTTTGGTATAAGTCTTGGTGCGTGGAACAGACTTAAATCCTTGTGCCATTTTAGACTCCTAGATGATCTTCGGTGAGGATTAAAAATTTCATCTGCCTGTCCTCACAGAAGTCCTCAGCTGCAGACCACTTAGCGCGGTTCTTAGCGTAAGTTAGAACTTCTCTTTTCCAAGAGGCAGTCTTACGTTTTGGTTTATCATTCGGTGCTTGTGTTTGCTTCTTGGGTTTAACTTCTATCAGATACTTACTGATAATGCCTGACCTAGACACCATTTTAACGTAGAAGTCAGGGTAGTAGCGGTGGACTCGTCCGTCTGTTGGACAACGATAAGGAATGATTATTTCCTCGCTACCCCACTCAACTATGGAGGTATTCATGTCACAGAGATGCATAAACTTATGTTCCCACGTACTTCTGTATACTATTCGGGTTGGGTTGCCCTTATATTTTTGTGGGTGCTTGGGTTTATACATCCCTGAGTAAGCCATAAATATAAATATACCACCACGATTATTTAGCGTGTCAATTAAAAATTTTATGAATATGATTAACGCTCATGGCGGTATTTCATATAGTAATAATTATGACGTTGAATGGATGTTCCCTTCAATTAATAATCAAGATAGTAGTCTTGTTAGTAAGTTAAATACTTTTGGATTTAACTTGAAATCTGGCGGAACATCAGGTGTTGGTGATCAAGAAGGACTTTCGGGAGGATCAAGTTTCGGTGGATCTGTGACTGATAAAGGAATGGTAGTCAAATACTTTTGTGAAGAAGCACAACTTCCAAACGTTTCTGCTATGACTGGTCAAACTAACGGTAGAATTCTTGGTGAAGGTTCAGTAAACTATGCACATACTAGACTTTACACAGACTTTCAATTGGGGTGGATTTGTGATGCAGATTTGACACCATTGAAGTTCTTGAACTTATGGTATGGACATATCTTTGGCGAGTATGATACAGATAACAACCTTATCAACCCTACTACTACTACCAATGCAAGATTGGGAAGCGTTAAGGATGCAGCAGGAGAAGGTAATGCTATTCTTTCTGAAAGAACTGTCAGATTAAACTATCCCGACGAATATATGGCAAAATGTATTATTACTAAGACTGAGAAGGGAAGCAATGCTTCTAATGAAAGGGCAGCAATGTCTTACACATTACTTGATTGTTTTCCGTATGCAATTGATGCGGTTCCTTTATCTGCTGGAACATCTCAAGCAACTAAAGTAACAGCAAACTTTTATTATTCTAAGCATACTATCACTTATAATAATATTCAAAACTATCCACAAAACGCTAAGAAATTCGATAATCTTTTACCACAATAAAATTTAAAACATTATGTCATTACCATCACTTGCTACTCCTACTTATGAAACTGAGTTGCCATCAACAAAAAAGAAAATTAAATATCGTCCTTTCCTTGTAAAAGAAGAGAAGATTTTACTTCTTGCTACAGAAAGTGACGATAGGAAGGAAGTAAAAGAAGCAGTCAAAAGCATTGTCAAGAACTGTGTTATTACAAGAATTAAAATTGAACAACTTGCAACGTTTGATTTGGAGTTTTTATTCTTAAAAATTCGAGCAGCATCTGTAGGTGAAGATGTTGACATGAAGATTACTTGTCTTGATGATAATGAAACCCGAGTAGACTATAAACTTGACATCTCAACGGTTAAAGTTTTCTTCCCAGAAAACCAATCTAATAAAATTGAACTGACAGATAAAATTGGTATGATTATGAGGTATCCTGGACTAGATGAGTTTGTTGATCTTACTTTACTTGGTAAAAATCTAGATGATCCTGATGAAGTTTTTGAGACTGTTGCTAGATGTATTGAACAGATCTATGAAGAGGATGAAGTATATGATGAAAGCACTACTACTTTCGAGGAAAAAATTCAGTTTGTAGAGTCACTAACACAGAAACAATTTCAATCTGTGAAAAAATTCTTTACAAATATGCCTGTCCTTCGTCACGAATTTGAGGTAACTAATCCTAAGACTGGTGTTGAATCGACTTACACATTGGAGGGCTTACAGTCTTTTTTCGGATAAGCTTGTTCTATAATACTTTAGAAAATTACTATAGAACAAACTTTTCTCTCATGCAGCACCATAAATATTCTTTGACTGAAATTGAAGGAATGATGCCATGGGAGAGAACAGTTTATGTTTCTCTTCTAAACCAGTGGATTAAAGAGCAAGACGAAAAAATTAAAGCGCAACAAAATTAGCGATGATTTTCAACACCCCAGCACCAGAAAATATCGTAAGATGGTATAGGAAAGGTGTGCCTGGTGGCGGACAAAAAGATCGCATCTTTGATAGATTAAAAGCAAAGTTAACTGGTGGCACCGATGATAGTGGCACCAGTTACTTTAAGATGCATGATAGACAGCTGTCTGATAAAGACGCTAACGTTATTATTGCTAACATGAAGCAAGACGAGGATGGATATCCCATGCTCGAAACTGGTAGCACATCTGGTGAAGACGAAAGAAAATATCAAGAGTGGTTGATTGATAGATACTTAGTTTCTTCTTCACCATCTAACACTACATCTGGACCTAAAGATGTTGCAGTTGAACTACAAGTAGTAGAAGTTCCTGCACCTCCATCAGAATCAGATAAACCAGAACCACTTAGGGTTACGATAGAAGCACCCTTTGTAGCAAAGAAATATATAAAACTACCACGCCGTAGGTCTGGTGGTATAGTTTATCGTGGCGCAACTAAAGAAGTTGATGCACAAGAGAAGATTGGTACTGCCCAAAGAATGGGTGAAGCATTTGAAAATAATCTTCTTGGACCAATAATTAAAAGCATCCAAGATCCAGATGAGAATACTACACCAGCAAAAAAGCGTGAGGTAGCAAGAACATTAATAACACGAAAGCAACGTTCAAGTGCTATTAATATAGCAGAAGAAACTCCACAGGGCGAAAACCTTGCTTCGTTTCTTGGTGCTAAAGTTGGAGAGTCATTCTCCATGGCAGCAAAAGCACGTCGTGCTGACAAAGGATTAAAAAAGAAATCTGGATTTTACTTAAAAAAATCATTAACTAATCAGTTTGGTGGTGACTTAGCAAACAGAACTAAAGGATACTTTTCTGGAAATCCTGATGATACACAAGACCCTGCACTAAGCAGGAGTCAAAGGTTCACTGCGAGTGTGCGACCTTTTATGAATGAGCAGGGACCACTCTCTCCACAAGTTCAAGGACCAGAAAGGTCTGGTATTCCTGGTGCATTTGATAAAGTAGCAGCAAGAATAGATGAACTAATTGATCTTAAAAGAAATAAATCAAAACAATCTCAAATAGCAAATGAGATTCAACAGATAGAAGTTAAGAACGCTACCGAAGAGATCAAAGAGAACAATGATCTGAAGAAAAAATCTACTGAAATCCAGAAAGATTTTATTTCATTTAGTAAAGATCAAGAGTCTGATAATGAGATCTCAGAAATAGAAAACACATCGGAAGAAAGAAATCCGATGGCAGATACAGAAATGGTAGATAACAGTAGACCTGATGAACCAGAAGAAGAAGAAGAAGGTGGAGGAGGAGGTCTATTAGACACTGCTCTTGATTTCTTTACAGGTTCTGATATTGCTGGAGATATTGGTGAAAGAGTTGCAGGTAGAGTCGGAAGACGTGGTGCAGGCAGAGCAGTCACAAGAACAGCAATAAAGTTAGGTGGTAAGAAACTTGCCAAGACTGCTGCAGTTAAAGTAACTCAATCATTTATTAAGAAAGCAGCACTAGGTTTAATGCGACCACTTATTAAACGCATTCCACTTATTGGTGGTCTGATTGACTTTGCGGTGTCACTTATGTTAGGTGAACCACTTGGTAGAGCAGCAGCAAAAGCAGTTGGTGCTACACTTGGTGGAGCATTAGGCACACTAATTCCTGTCCCCTTTGCTGGAACCATTCTTGGTGGTTTCCTTGGTGACATGGTTGGTGGTGCTGTTTATGATGCACTTACTGGTGGAAGTGGGGGTGGTGGACCATCTAAAAATCCAGAAAGTAAAGAGGAACTACCAACACCAGAAAAATCAGCAGAAGCGATCGAAGCATCATCAGAAACACCAGCACCACCAGAAAAATTGGCATCAGGTGGTGTCATGGCAGGTGAAGCAGGACCAGAGTCTGTATTCAGTCTCAGTTCTACACAAGGTAGGAAGGTAGTCGATGAAGCATCATCTGTTGATAATACTGGACTATCTGCTCTGCCATTTATTCTGGGCATCACGAGTCAAGTTACATCATTACTTTCTGGACCAGTTAAACCATTTATTCAACAAAAAATTGGAACACTTGAAAGATTGTTTGGACTTGCAAAATTCAACATTACTAAACTTGTTGGTGATGGAATGGATTCTGTTAAATCAGTCGGGCAAAATCTTAACATAGAAATTCCTGGAACTAATACTAAAGGTGGAGGTAATGATGGTGTAGATTCTCAGGAGACAATGAATGGTTCTACCCCAGTTACAGGTATACCTCTTGGTGAAGGAGATACTGCTACAGGTAAGCAATTACATTCTGGTCTAGTAAGTAGAGGATTTAGTAAAGAAGAAGCAGCTGCTATTGTTGGTAATCTATGGGCAGAGTCTGGTTTTGACTCTGGTGCTCGAAATCCATCAGGTGCATATGGTTTGATGCAATGGAAGGATGGTCGTTATGATAGACTGCAGACATATGCAGCAGAGAAAGGTAAAGCAGCTAGTGATTTAGAATTGCAGTTAGATTATATTGCATGGGAACTTAAAGGTGGTAATCCATACGAAACTGCACAATTCAATAAAGGAATGGCATATGGTCCATCAGTTGCTGATAAAACAAAAGGATTTGCACATGAAGTAGAGCGAGCAAGAGCAGATGAACTAGCAAGTTCTATGCAGAAGAGGGTTGGTGCTGCTCAATCTGTATATAATGCTGAGGGCACTGCACCACCACCAAGACAAGCACCAGCAGCACCTCCTACTACTTCAGAGTCTGAAGAAGAACCACATGTAGGTCCAGTAAATCCAGAAGAACCACCTTCGCAAGAACGTGCTAATGAACCTACTCATCCTTCTCAACCTGCAATACCAGTAATTACAGCACCTATGCCAACAGCACTCGCAGAATCTAACAAGAGAAGTAATACAACTGTTCAACCTATTATTATTAAAGGAAGTTCTGCACCTGTTGGTTACTTAAAAACTATTAATGGTTCTGAGGGTAGAGTTTCTCGTTACTATTATGATAAAAAAGGAGAGAAATCATCTCTTCCTGAAATAAAGAGTCGTATGTTGCAGAATAACTGATAAATATATTAGTGAAACTAATTTCACTATGCGATTACATAAATTCCGAAAAAAAATCTCCGAAAAAAATTAAGGAAAATAGTCGAGCATGGCAGCAGGCACCGAAAGTTACGAAGCACCTCAATATGGAAACCTTGCTGGTGCTATTGGCGGGAAAATTGGTAGTGCTCTCACGATGGCAGCACAATCAAGGAGGCAGCGTGATGGAGAGAAAGGAAGATTAGCTGATGAAATTACTTCACTAAACAAAAAAGAAGATAAGACTGAAGAAGAGAAGCAGCAACTAAAAGATTTACAGAAGAGACAAGAAGATTTAAATTCTCAGGGATTTGGATTTATTGGAAAGAAAGCACTAGGTGCTGAGTTTGGTGGAGACCTGAAGAGAAGAACTAAAGGGTTCTTCCAAATGAATCCTGATGATCAGAATGATCCAGCATTAGATAAAAAGAAAAGATTTGAAGCATTACTAAAAGCAGAACCTAGTGGTAATAAACAGGGACCACCTGGAGAGACACCACAGACACCAAAAGCATCTCAAGATGGTGGTGTATTAGGATCATTTGCTACAGGTATCATTGAGAAGATCAGTCTTCTTGAAAAGAAGATCAGTGATCTTAAATCTATAGAGCAAAAAGATCAAACACCAAAGACTGTAGTTAGTCTAAGCAAGAATGTAAGTAGTTTTCGTAAGTTCTTTTCTAAGAATAATAAACTAGAAGAAGAACAAGTAAAGATTTCGCAGCAACAGTTTGAGCAACAGAAAGAAGCAGCTGATGATGCAAAACAAGCAAGAGCAGAATCAATAGCAGAAGGTAGAGATCCATCTGCTGGAACATCAGCAGTTGACAATAGTAGAGGTAACACTAAACAAGGTAAAGGATTACTTGGAAGTGTTTTTGATTTTGGCAAAGATTTACTTTTTGGTGGCAGGAGAGGTGCTGGTGGTAGAAGAGGGGGTCGTCGTGGAGGTGGCAGAGGTCTTGGTAGGTTCTTAGGAAGACGTGGAAGGCGCAGAGGCAGGTCTCGTGGTAGAAGTAGAGGCAGG